TAGAAATTACAGCGTTTGAAAGTTTAGATCAAATTGTTATTAATCAGTTGACAAGCTTAGAAAGTGACACGTATAATATTAAACTTCTTATGGATATCTATAAAAATATATGATTAAAATTAAAGACTTAACTGTTAGAAATTTTATGAGTGTTGGCAACAATACTCAAGCCGTAGACTTCTGTAAGGAGCAACTAACATTGGTCTTGGGCGAGAATCTGGATCAAGGTGGTGATGACAGTGGTAGTCGTAATGGTACAGGTAAAACTACCATCATTAATGCTCTAAGCTACGCTCTTTTTGGACAGGCACTGACCAACATCAAGAAGGATAACCTCGTCAACAAGACCAATAACAAAAATATGTTGGTCACATTGAACTTTGAAAAGAATGGAACTGTCTATAAAATAGAACGTGGACGTAGGCCCAATGTTTTTAAGTTCTATATTAATGGTGAAGAACAGGAAATCATTGATGAAAGTCAAGGTGATGTTAGGGAGACACAAAAAGATTTAGATGATCTACTGGGTATGACGCACGATATGTTTAAAAATATCGTTGCTCTGAACACCTATACAGAACCTTTTTTAAGTATGAGGGCTGCTGACCAACGTATGATCATTGAACAATTATTAGGTATTACATTGCTCAGTGAAAAAAGTGATGCCCTAAAAGAACTAGTCAGACAAACTAAAGAAGCCATACAACAAGAAACTGCCAACATTGAAGCCACTAAAAAGAGTAATGATCGTATTGAGCAGAGTATTCTCAGCCTACAATCAAAACAACGTGCTTGGACTAAACAGCAGCAGGATGACATTGAAAAGTTGGCCACAAACATAGAAGAATTACAAAGTATAGACATTGAACATGAACTGGGGCAACATAAACGTCTTAAAAGTTATCTTGACCTAAGTAATCGTATTACTAGTTTAAACAAGGAAAGCGCCACACTAGAGACTGCTCTAATGCAGGCTGAAAAGAATTGGAAAAAGTTTGTTAAAGAAGTAGAAGACTTGGCGAATCATAATTGTCCCAAGTGTAATCATCCTATTCACGATGCTCAACATAGGGAAATGAAAGCGGCTGCTCAAAAAAGTGTAAGTGAATCAGCCTTATATATGGAAAGTGTAGGACAAAAATTAGAAGTTGTCATCAGTGAATTAAATGAAATTGGTGATATAAATGGTAGACCAGAAACTTTTTATGACACTGTGGAAGAGGCTCTAAAGCATCAAAACAATTTGAAAAGTTTGGAAGAGGCATTGATACGACGCAGTGAAGAAACTGATCCTTATCAAGAACAAATTGACGAACTACGTGAAACTGCTATGGAAGAAATCAGTTGGGATCGTGTCAATGAACTCACTGCTCTAAAAGATCATCAAGAATTTTTAATTAAATTGTTGACCAGCAAGGATAGTTTTATTCGTAAAAAGATTATTGATCAAAACTTGACATATCTTAATAATCGTTTAAGTTATTATTTGGATCGTATGGGCTTGCCTCATCAAGTATTATTTCAAAATGATCTCACTGTGGAAATTACGCAACTTGGACAGGACTTAGACTTTGATAATTTAAGTCGTGGTGAACGTAATAGATTAATCTTAGGACTCAGTTGGGCATTTAGAGATGTATGGGAAAGTTTATATCAAAATATTAACTTGCTGTTTATCGATGAGCTCATTGATAACGGTTTAGATTCAAGTGGTGTGGAAAGTGCTCTTGCTGTACTAAAAAAGATGGCAAGAGAACGTAATAAAAATATCTACTTAATCAGTCATAAGGATGAACTACAGGGTAGAGTAAACAATGTATTAAAAGTGATTAAGGAAAATGGATATACCAGTTATGCTACAGACTTGGAGATTGTAGACTGATGTATAGAGATGACAGGCTGCACGATGAATTAATGGCAGCATTCAGGGAATATTTTAAGGCACATACTGATTGGGTAGAAAAAGGCACACGAGTATCAGGATTAAAAACTAGAAAAACTTTAAGTACAATTAAAAAATTAGCCATGCTGCGTAGAGAGGAAATTATGCAATGGCGTTATGCTATCGATAAAGAAAAGGCTGAAAGAAAGAAACTAAAAAAATGAAACCAATTCCACATTTTTTTTCAGATTCATTAGAATATTTCAAAGAAGTTATAAAAGGTAGTCAATGTTATTTAGAATATGGATCAGGTGGTAGTACTGTCTATGCTATTAATGAAGCTAAAGTACCTAATTTAATCAGTATTGAAAGTAGCTCTAAATGGTATAATGAAGTAAAAAATAGTTTAAATAATTTAAATTCAAATGTTTTTTTAGAATATTGTGATATTGGTGAAGTAAAAGAATGGGGATTTCCAAAAAATAATAACAAAATAAATAATTTTTGGCAGTATACTATAAAACCTTGGATAATAGCAAAAGAGCAAAATTTAGATCCTGATTTGATTTTAATTGATGGTAGATTTAGAGTAAGTTGTTTTCTTTACAGCTTATATAGAAGTAAAAAACATAGTATAATTTTATTTGATGACTATTTTGATAGACCAAAATATTCTATTATTGAAAACTTTGTAGAGATAAAGGATAGAAAAGGAAATATGGCTGTAGTAATAAACAATCAAGAATACGACCATATAAATCTTATAGATAAAATTATAGAATATTCTATTATTCCCGACTAATTATGAAAATTTTAATAACTGGTAGAAAAGAAACTCCTGAAGGATGTGACTACCTTGTAGATCCAGTTCTACACGGGTTGAGGAATACTAGTGATATAGAAGTTATTGATGATCCCAAAGTACATAACATGTATCATTTTAAAAATGAAAAGGATTTACAAAAAATGTATGGTAGGGGTTTTACTATATATGGAACCTTACCTGATATTAATATTGATCGGACAAACATAATTCAAAAAATAAAGGACTTATACTTTGATTTTATCTTTATTGGTGGGGCTTGGGAAAGACCTACGCCATATTTAAAAACTATTTTAACATGCTATCCAAAAAATAAACTTGTCGTACTAGATAGTAGATTAAATCCAACCCCTACAAAAAATTTAATTGAAAACACAATATATTTTAAAACTGCTTTGTATGAAAATGTTCCTGGAGTAATACCAATTAGTTTTGGATTTCCTGAGGAAAAAATTCAAAGTTCCTTACCAAAAATAAAAAAAGACTCCATAGTAAAACCTGCTAAACAATGGCACGGAGCACAATCATACATTTATACTAAAGAACAAGATTATTATGATGATTATAGATCTAGTTTGTTTGGTGAAACTAAAAAACGTGGACAATGGGAGTGTCTTAGACACTATGAAATAATGGCTTGTAGATGTTTACCATATTGGCCTAGTATTAATGATTGTCCAAGTACAACTTGTATATCAATGCCCAAAAATTTAATAAAGGATGTACTTTTACTTTATAAAGAACCATTTGAATTTTTTAATACTGATGTTGGAATTAAGGAATATACACAATTAGAAAGTCAAATTTTTGATCACTTTATTAAAAATTGTACCACAAAAGCTCTAGTAAATTATATTTTTGAAAAAATATGAATATAGAATTACATTTATTTACTAATAGCACAGTTAATGCTCCATCAACTTTTTTGGTAGAAGAAACTTATAATTCATTTTTAAAAATATTTCAAACTGAAATGCCGTTAAATGTATGGGTAGATTCAAATCCAAATAAAATAAATTTTAACCATTATTATGAAAATCTAAACAAGTTATTTGATAATGTAACAATTACTTCTAGTTTAAGTGATGGATATTTAAAGGCTGTTGAACAATCAAATAGTGATTTTATGTTCATGCTTGAACATGATTGGGTTTTTAATAATAATATAAAACATTCACTTGAAAATATATTAGAAGTCATGACCAATGATAATTTGTTACATTTTAGATTTAATAAGAGAAAAAACATAATTAAAAATTGGGACAAAGAACTTACAGAAGTAAAGAATCCTATTTTAAATTATTGCTTAACTTCAAACTTAAGCAATAATCCTCATATAATTAATAGATCAAAATGGATTAAAGAGGCAAAACATTTTATTAAAAATCAAAAAGGCAATATAGGCATAGAACAGGAATTAATAAAGGCAAATTTAAAAGGTGCTATATATGGTGGGTTAAATTACCCAAATACCATAGATCACTTGAATGGAAAATATTTGTTAGGGTAAACTAATGACATACATACAATATGTCATGGACACATCAAGGCCAACTAGTCACAGAAATTCCAGAAGAATACATAGGCTTCGTTTATCTTATTACCAATACAATATCAGGCAAAATGTATATTGGCAAAAAGTTATCAAAGTTTGCCAAAACTACTTACAAGGTCGTCAAATTAAAAAATGGCACTAAAAAACGTAAAAAGATCAAAGGCAAAATAGAAAGCGACTGGCAAGATTATTATGGCTCAAACGACACACTAAAGGCAGATGTTATTAAATTAGGTCCAGAAAATTTCCAACGAGAAATATTATACTATTGTAAAACCAAGGCTGAATGTAGTTACATAGAGGCAAGAGAACAATTCTCAAGGCGTGTTTTGGAAAGCGATGACTACTATAACG